ATTCAATTGGCGAGGCCTCGCAAAATAGTGTTTCAACTCTTGCAGTTCAGCAAGGGGGACTGACGTGTAACCGGGAACGTAATGATCACCTATCACGCCTACATCTACGCAAGCCTCCTGTTCAAAAGTAGTCTCACCAGCTGTCTTAAGACCATCGCCGATGGACAATCCTTCAATCTCTGAACATTCTTTTAAAGTGTCTCTCAGGATGACACTGTCTCTTGAATTTGATTCAGTAAGTCTTTTACTACCCAACGCCCGACTCAAAGCGCTGGGAGGGTTGACGATTCCCTGGGTTTTATACTTGCCCTAGGTGGTAAAGTGGTAGCGCCACTACAAGTTTTAGGAGCCGCCCTGTCCCTGCTCGACTTCAAAGTCGTCAACAGTATGTGATATATCTCGCAGGCGTATTTGCAAGCTCCCCCAAGCAGGGTCTCTACGATTTAACATATTGACCAACCACTCGGATTTTTGCGACCCAAAAAGGGGCGACTTACCCAACTTTTTGAGTTCTCCAATAACTACCATAGACCATCGTTCCCACACGTTGTCGTCATGTAAAGCCAGCTCGCCTAGCGCCCTCTGCAGCAGATCTTCTACAATCCTTTCCATCGGTGCCTCACGAGAGGGTCTCACATAATACATAGCATGAAGAATAGAGGGTAATTCAAGCGGACACAATATACCATGTTCGCTCTCAACAAAACGCCGCTTCAAAAACGAAATCTTGTCGATGGTAGTATAGGGGAGAAACTCAGATTCTTTGTCAGCTGGTGTGTAGTCCAAGTTGAGTTCCTTCTTGAGAAAAGCAGCCAACGTCTTTTGATTATGAAACTGTGCGGTGTAATCATCCACACCATTCACATTATCATCTCCAAGTGTGGCAGCCGAAGCATGATCCCAAAAATCACAACAACCGGTATTATACACATAACCAGCAACAATCACAGTCATGGAATACATGGAGTTTATGAAAGCCGTCAAAAAATGACCGCTGGGAAGGGATTTCTGAAATTGCACCACAGTGGAAGAGTGACTTCCCAAC